CCTGAGTGGACAGCCAGGGGAAGATCTCAGTCAGCCCAGGATTAACCCGGGCTTGCTCCTGGATCGACCAAAACTCACTGGGATTGAGGGCCCCCAACTGCTCTCGGTGCTTGATCCGTATGGACCGGCCATTTGAGCGGCTTATAAAGGGCCGACCAGTAGAAACAGTAGAGGAGTAGGCAGCCGGAACACTGTGTTTCACCACGGCTCCTGCCTTCTTCTTCTCAACTGCTGTTTTTGTCTTTCTCCTGACCATCCTGGAGTGTCGCTGGCGAGCGTTTGGATCTGCAATTATTCGAAACCAGCCCGCCTCGTCCAAAACCCCCTGGATCCACTTGAGATACTCCACGCAATGGCGGTACTCGTAGCAAAACCCTTCCCACCTGAGAAGGTTATTAGGGTCGCTAGGAGAATGCCGCAACAAGTTGAACAACAACTTGGCGTGGTTAGCAGGCACCGCCTTATCTGGATAGATGGCGTGCCCACAAAACTCAAAAGGTTCCGGGGCTGAGGGGATCAACTCGTAGACTTTCACGATGTGCCCAAAATGCTCATAGGACGCAACCGGATCTTCAATCTCCAGCTCCAAACAGTCATCTCCCATAGTGAGGGACCACTCAGAGCCACAGAGAAGAGCGACCCACGCACGAATGCGCGAGTTAGAAGAAGATGTATTATAACATCCTGACTTCTGTTTCCCTGCTATCCTTTGCGCAATAAGGCTACCACCAAAGGTGAACACCGATCTCGCCATACACGAGAAGCGATTCCGGACCAAGTTGGAAAGCTCGGAGTCGTAACACCAACCGAGCAACTTGACCCTCATCGTCGCCTCCAACGACAACTCCTCCTCCGTAACGGTCCAGTCCCACATCGAAACGTCGGACGAGACCACTGAACGCTGAAAGTACCACTCAGCCTCGCGAACCCTCTGGTAAAGGAAGGTCGCGTCCTCATCTGAAAACCCTAATCCTGGCTGAGAGGGGCACTCACGGTGCGCCGCTATCTCGGCCTGGTTCTGGGTCATGGAAAAGAACCGCTCAACGAGCTG